GTCGATTGCTCGCCGAGAAGGAGCTGACGGATGTCCGGCGGTTCCTGGAGGAACGGGGGGTCAAGGGCCGATGACCAAACTCCACGGCAACGCCGTCCCCGAGGCCGAGTTCCGGGCCCGCATCCTGCGTGCGGTGGCGACCCTCAAGCTCGAGGGCCGCCCCGTGACGTTCGCTACCCTGCGCTCGGTCGGCATGCGCGGCAGCGATCGGCGAGTGAGGGAGACCGTCGAGGCGATGCGCCGGGCGGGAGAGATCGATGGGTTGACGCTGGTCGCCCGGCCCCGAGACCTCGTGCCCGATCTTGACGACATGCGCGAGCGGCGGGCCATCACTGACCGGGCTGATCAGCAAGCCGCCGCCCGGCAGCGGTCGGCGGAGTGGGTGGCCGAGCATCGGGCCAGGTGGGCGCGGATACGGCGGATCGGGGAACCACGAAATACACGGAATACACGAAACGGGGGAGCCATTGAACTAACCGTGGCGCAAAAAAAATGACGATCACTCGCCTCAAGCCCACCAAGTGCCCGGCGTGCGGATACGAGATAGATGGTGCCACAGGTGTTGAGAAGGGAACGACACCCAGGCCCGGAGACATCAGCCTCTGCGTCTACTGTGGCGCTATCAGCATATACACTCGGGGTATGGGGATTCGGAGCGCGACAGCCTTTGAAGAATCGAGGCTGCTTGCATCGAAGATCGGCCCCAAACTGCTCTGGGCAAGAGCCGAAATCCGTAAGGCCGGGCCGCTCCGCGCAAAATAAAACCCCCCCAGGAACAACCTGGGGGGGCTCGACGAGTTAGTGACGATCAACCGGGTTCAAGCACTGTGTCCCCAGTCTATCAGCGCGGCGGAACCGGGGGAACCGATTCGCTCGGCTTGGAGGCGCCGAGCTGCGGCGACTGGGCCGGCGGTTGCGGGGCCTGGTACTGGCCGCCCTGCGGCGATCCGTAGGTCTGCTGGGGCGGGTTCTTCTGCGGCGGAGCTGGTGCCCCGTACTGTTGCGGCGGGGCCTGATACTGCGGCGTAGCCTGGTAGGTCGGCTGGGCGACCTGGTAGACGGCCTGCTGGACCACCGGCTGGCTCATCTGGAGGTAGACGGTCTGCTGCACCGGGGCTTGTGCGGCCATCGTCACCGGCTGCACCCGCGGCCACGAGTGCTTCTCGAGCTTGCGGCCGATGTGCCCCATCATCAGCCCGAACGGGCCAGGCTGGATCACCTGCCCGGCGCCGAGCATGACGACCTGGGGCGCGGCAAACGTGACGGGTGCGGCATAGGTGACCGGCGCCGAATACTGCTGCGGCGCGCCATACTGCGGGGCCTGCGGGGTGGGATACTGCCCGGCCAGGGCCAGGGCGAGGACGAGCGGGGTCATGGGTTTGCTCCGAGTTGCGGGTGGTCGGAAGGCTGGTGGTCGGTGGCCAGCGTGTTTAGTACAGGTTGGCCACCGACCCCCCTCCACCGACCACCATGAGATTATGTCGGACGATTCGGCCCCGTGCCTTCAAACTGGGAAAATTGCCGTGAGACAGCTAAGAGACATGACCGAACCCGAGATGCGCCAGTATTTCAACGACCTGGCTGAGGCCACCGAATCGGTCCTGCCCGGCGGGCCAAGCAATAGGGGCAGGGCGCTTTTCGTGCTGCTTGTTTTCGATGACCCGGGCCTGGCCCAATATGTCTCGAACTGCTCCCGAGAGAATATGGTGCAGGCGCTTCGCGAGACGGCCGATCGGCTCGAAGGCCGCGAGGACGTGACGCGATAGGAGCGTTCAAGCCTTGTCGACCGGCAGGTCCCGTCTCATGATCCGTGCGACCCGCTCGGAGATCGCTACCATGGCCTTCTCGGCACCAAACCGGACCCGGTTGGATTCACCCTCGGTCGTCATGTCGCGGAGCTTGTCGACGACATTTTCCAGGGTGCGCAGGATCAAAATATCCTGCTTATCGAGGTCGAGCACCGCGGCCAGGTCCTCGGCGATCTGCTCCGCTTCCTCCGCAACCTCGGCGCAGGCGCCGTCCGGTAGGGCGTCATCGGCCTCGCCGCGATCGGGCTCATCAATCATCGGGAGCGCAGCCAGTCCCGGAATGCCTGGCCGCGCACCGATTCGTTGAGATCCACATTCACGTTCGCGGGCTTGCTGTTGGGCTGGCCGGGCCTGGCCAGCCGCAAGCGGTTGTCATTGCCGCCCCAGCGCCCGTCGCCGTAGCCGGGCTGCTGCCGCGGCCAATGGTAGATGCCCCACAAGTGGGGTGAGTGATACTGACTCAGGGAGTAGACGTGCAGGTTGGCGTAGCCGTGCCGCTGGGCCCAGCGGTAGAAGGTGTCCTCCATCCAGTACCAGTGGGGGTTGTACACCAGGTCCATGCCGCGCGTGACCTGATTCGCCGAGCCGGTGGGCACGGCGTATTCGATCCCCCCCTCATAGCCCATGAGCTGGCAACCCTCCCCGCCGACCGCCTTGTTGTAGTCCGCGATGTAGCCGCGCGCCGTGGCCGTCCAGCCGTTGTAAGACCCGGCTCGCGTGTCGTACCAGAGGAACATGGGCCAGAGGTCGCAGAGCTGATCATCGTCCCACGTCGCGAACGCATCCTTGCCCGTGTCGATCATGAGATAAGGAGCGTTGCCGATGCGGTCGACCTGCCATCCGTTCTTGGCCGCGTAGGTGAGATGTTTTTGCGGTTGATCCGACCCGAGCTGACAGTTCAGCATGAGCTTGATTTCGCCCTCGCGGCCCGTTTCCTTGAACGCCGCCCGGGCGATGGCGCCGACCTCGGCAGAGCGGCGCATGTAATAGGAGAGCGAGTAGGGATTCTCGTAGCCCAGATAGTCCGCACACTTCGTGCAGTATTCGAAGCCGGTGAAGCCGAAATTCCACGGCTCATTCATGTACTCCACGATCACGACTCGACCGGCCGGGAAGTCGTCCCTGACCCGGCGCATGACGGTCCACACGAAATCGTCGCATGCATCCAGGTTGATGTTGACGTGGAGGGCCGCTCGGGGGAACTTCGCCGTCGCAATCGCGGTCACTTCGGGCGGGATGTAGCCGCCCGGATACCGGACGGCGCTGTAACATTGCGCCGGGTCAAGCGGGTACCTTCGTGGGCTTGGCACCGCCCTTGACCACCGGCGCCACCACCTGCACCAGCGTATTCGGCCCCGTGACGATCGGCATGCGCGCGTCCAGCCGGCCCGTCACGCTGCCATCGGTCCAAATCACGTTCGGCCAGCCTGCGCCCACGGTATTCATCGACATGCTGCCGGTGTACTGGCCGTGCGGAACATCGGTGGTGAGCTGATAGGTGTGCGCGTCGTTCGCCGTGCCGCCGGCGCCGATCTGGATGGCCCTCCGGCCGCTGACCTTGACCGGCCCCGCCGCATGAGCGGCCGGCGTGGTGCCATTCGATCCCCGGTAGAGCTTCACGGAGCTGCCCGAGACCGTGAGGATGCGCATGACCTCGGAATCGATCGCGATCTCCAGCCCCGCCATCAAGGGCGCCGTGTCGGCGTCCGGGAACGTGTAGGTTTCGTTGACGCCCGCGGCCGGCGTGGTGGTGATGGGATCGGCGAGCGTGGCGGTGAATTGCTCGCTGGCCGTGCGGTAGAACGGCGAGTATTGCCACGGCGTGGCCTGCGGGTCGACCGGCCCGAGCGCGGTGTAGCCCCAGCGCACGTTGCGGCCGGCAAGCTCGCCCCAGCCCTTGTCGCTCTTGGTCATGAGCAATTCGGGGTACGGGCAGGAGACCGGGTTGCCGCCGCAATTGCTCGAATCGACCCACCGCAGCGAACCCACATTCTGGGGAACCCACTGCGTGTAGGTCCGCGACAGGGCGAACGGGTCGGACGTGTCGAACGTGACCGGCACCCCCGCCTGAGCATCGAAGTCGCCCGGCCCGACAACCCAGAGGTCGGAATAGTTGCCGGTGTTGCTCGGGTCGGAGAAGGTCAACGCCACGTCGATATTGGCCGTCGTGCTGGAGGCCGCGTGCTGGAAGTCGAAGACGCGCGCCTGATAGCCGCCCGGTGCCGTGGGGTTATTCAGGTCGAGTCGCTCGCCGACCGTGGTGCTCGCCGCATCCACCGTGGTCAGGGCGAATGTCGCTGGCGGTTCACCCCTGGGGCCGACCACGCTGCGCCAGTACACGAGCCAGAGCCCGGCAGGCCCAGGATACCCCGTGCCGTCCACGCTGTTGGCGCCGGCGTTGGAGTAGATGCGGAGCGTGCCGCTGCCCCGGATCTTGCCCATGTCGCCGGGTGGCCAGTTGCACTTGAAGCTCCAATTCGCAAACGGGTAGTAATTACCCCAAGGGCCCATCGGCCAGGTGTTGTTGTTGACGCCCACGGCGAGCGTGCGGGGCGCGAGCGCCTCAGGCGGCAGCGGCGAGCGGCCGACGCGGTTGGCGACCGCCAGGCCGCTCACGGGGGCGGCGAGGCCCGCCGTCGTGTTCTGCCAGATGGGTGGTGTGCTGGTGGTCGCGACGTCGCCCGGCTTGACGGTGAGGCCCGGCGGCAAGGGGAACAGGGCGACCTCATTACCCGCGAGCTGGGCGGGCGGGCCCAGCGGCGCGGTCGCGATCCCGTTCACGTAGAGGACCGGCGCGGCGATGAGCTGGGTGGGCGTGCCGCCGGAGAAGTGGAACCCCAGCGTCTTGCCACTCGTGCCGACCCAGGCGTCGTCGACGCTGACCGGAGTGGTGAGCGCGGACACAACCCTGACCGCGTCGACGAAGGCCGTATTGTTGCCGCTGGAGGTAAGGCCCTTCAGGGACAGGACATGGTCGCCGGCCGCGAGTGGCGGCAGCAGCGCGTAGTAGGTCTGGTACGTGGTGCCGGCCGGCGTGATCCGGGCCGCCTCCCGGCCGTCGATGCCGACCGCGAACGTCTGGATGCCGTACGGCTGCGGGTAGTTGCGCTGCGCGGCCTGGAGCGTGACGATGAACGAGCCGGCCGCGGGGAAGTTGATCGCCTGCGAGGCCGAGCCGTTGGCCTGCAAGAACGCGACCTGATTGCCCTCCGGCGCGGCCGGATTGCCCTGCGTGAAGCCGGAGCCATTGCCCGACAGGCCGCCGTTGGGGCCGAACGTCCACGCCGAGCCGGCGGGCTGGTACTTGAACTTGCCGTGCCCCTGCGCCGGCACTTCGAACCCCGGCTCGGCGACCGTCTGGCCGAGCGAAGCAAGTAAAAGGATGATCGCGTGCATATTCAACATCCTCCGCAACCATGCCGTGCGACATGAGCCCGAAGCTGGGCGTCATCGTCGGATGATGGCTCGGGCTCGCCGGCCGCCTGGCGAATCATCAGGGCCCGATACGCTTCGCGCCGGCTGGCATCGGGATTGTCCTCGGAGCAGAGCCAGCGGTAACGCGCATGGCCAGTCTGCTCGACTATCAGGTCAAGGGCATCGGTCCAGTTCATGCGGTGACCGTGTAGGTTGACGATGTGACTCCCGAAGCCGCCGCATAGCCGGGGCATTCCTCCTCCGTCGGATTGTGGAAAACCACATTCAGCGGATCACACGTCAATGACGTTGGGGGAAAGTAGCATGTCTGAGTTACGCCGAACTCGTCGAGATATTGAACCTGCTTGACGAACCCACCGGATAGGCACGAGAAGAAATTAGCGGCCCACCAGGTGCCATCGTTGCGATATGTCGCCGTCGAGGAACCGGTATGTGTCCCGGTGGGATTGACGAACGTCCAACTATAGTGCAACAGCTTGGGGAAGGCGCAGCCACCGCAACAGACATAATTGGTCGTATCGAGATGGCCCGCCATGTTCACGTTGAGCGGGGTGGACGAGAGCGTCTGGCCCGTGAAATCGGTGGTGGTATATCCGGTCGCCGCGACCCTCACCGTGCGGTTGCTGCCGCAGCCGGCCGTCGAGGCGAAGTTGCCGCTGCTATCCGTGGTGCCGGTATCGAGCGTGGTGCCGCCCGAGTCCTTGATGGTCACCGTAGCCCCGGCGAGATTGGTCGAGCCGTCGCAGCCCAGCAGATGTATCGTGCAGGTGCCGCCGCCGCAGCAACAGTCGCCCGACCCCGCGGCACTCGGATTGAGCTGGATACCTCCGGGCATGGTCTAACAATCGGAAGCAATCTCGCGGCGTCGAGCTTCACGCGCGGCATCGAGTTTGGCGCGATGCTCGGCGGTCTGGACATGCCCGAGAGCCCGTTTGTTGCCCATCGCCGCTGCCGACATCTTCGCTCGGGTTTCGGCCGAATGCTTTTTGCCGATGCCGGCTGCCGCCATCTTTGCTCGCCTTTCCGCCGAGAGTTTCTTGCCCCGCTGTGCGGCTGACATCTTGGCTCGTGTTTCAGGAGATATGTTTTGTTTCGCCGCTGAGATGTTGGCGCAATGTTCCGGTGAAAACGTTCTCCCGCGAAGCTTGGCCAAGGTTTCCTCTGAATGCCTGCGAGACCTAAGTTTGGCCCGCGTCTCGGCCGTGGGTTTCATTCCCATGTGGGTTGCCGAGATCCTGGCTTTCACCTCAGCCGTCACTTTACGCCCCCTGTTGGCTGCGGCAACCTTGGCGATATGTTCTGGCGACTGGACGTGTCCAGCACCATATTTATTGCCCCTACTCGCCGCTGCCATTCTCGCCCTCATTTCCGGCGTGAAGACTCGCTTTCGGTTTGCTTCCGCGACGGCTGCCTTGACATGGGCTGGCATGACATGGCCAATCCTCGATCCAGCCTTTGCACAAATGTTGAAACCGTGCCGATCATTTACAGTGTTCAACCGATCGATCCAGTGCTGTTCGACCTCGATCAATCGTGAAGGCTCGACATATTCGAGAACCCCGAAGACGAATGCATCGGGACCGTACTTGTTCCAGGCATTTTGAAGCCGGGCCGAATGGTGCTTTCCTCGCTCAAGAGAAAGCTGATGAGATCGCCAACGGCTAGAAAGCCAGGCGGAGCTTCCTACGTAGAATTTTCCTGTAGGCTGGCATCGAATCGCGTAAACGCCGCTTCCCAGGATATGCTTGTGAGGAGCCATTGCCACGTCTCTCCAGAAGACAGGTAAGGGTCAGGGTTGCCGGGCGTTACAAGCACCCGGCGACCCGTCCAATTTAGCATGTCATCCTCTCTGAATCCACTGTTGTTTATTATTTGCAACTAACAGTCGGCGCTGCATACCCACCATACCCCCGCTCTCCAGAAAACTTGCACCGTCTTCCCCGTGGCGATACTCGCGGTCAGGGTATGGACGTTCCGACATTCTTGCCCGGTCTCGGCCGCGACCAGGCCGCCCTGGTCGTCGTCGCGGTAGATGGTCACGCGCCCTGAGCTCGAGGGAGCGGTGAGCGTGCCCGTGGGAATGGCCGTCGTGACCTGGGCCGGCTGGATGGGCAGGAAGGGATTAACCGGCGAGCTTGAGCGCTGGTCGGGCGGGCGGCCGTACATCGCCTCCACCCGCTTGACCGCCCGGCCGAAGCGGCGCGCCAGAGGCTTGCTGAGATAGACCGGACCTTTGGGCTTGGAGTCGGGCACCGGCTATGATCCGCCTCCGCCCGGCACGCTTGATACCGTGAGCAGGTCGTCAGCGAAGTTGAACTTGCTGAAGTCTTGAAGCGGATAGAGCTGGAATTTCAGGTAGTAAGGATCGGCCCCGGGAGCATAGACGCCGTTCTGGTTGATCAGGACTGGTTTCGTCGCCGGTGCTCCGCCCAGGATGATGGGTTTTTTGCCCTGTGTGGGGTCGAACGGCGTTTTCAATTCATGCAATCCCGAATTGGGTATCATCTCCGTCCAGCCGGCATAGATCACATTGTTGCTGGCATCGGTCACGAATTCGCGGATCTCGAACTGATAGGTGACGACCCAGTAATAGCCGTAATCGGCGTGATACTCCCGCTCGGCGACGACATCGGCACACTTGACCGTGTTCGGTGCATAGATGGCGAGGAACACGTCCTGGTTGCAGGTGTCCTTGAACGTCTGCACATACTGCGAATTGAAGGTCGGCTCGTTGCGCACGATCGTGAGCGTGCCGCGCGAGTCGTCACGTTTGAGCGGCGGGTCGTAGGGATCGCCGACCGTGTTGACGATGGCTTTGCCCTTGTTGTCAAGATGGCATTCCCGCTCGTACCTGGCCGACCCGAAGGAGACCTTGGGCGGCACGCTGAACGGGCTGGTCTGGCCGTCACTGGCCGCCTCGGTCGTGGCCCCGCCCTGCTCGGCCCAGTTGAACTGTCCGTAGTTGAGCGTGCAGAGCCATTGCTTGCCGTCGTCGCCCTCTTCTTTGAGATCGAAACCCTGCAAGTAGGAACCGTAATCCCATTCCGTGGGCGTGGTGGTCAGGGGGTGGATATAACTATCGCCGACCCGGAAGCTGAGCGCCTTGGCCACGGCACGCATGCCCATCGTCGGGTCATCCGTGATCACCCGGACCTGCTGCGAGTAGGTCCGCCCGCCCTGGCCCGACCAGGAGACGGAGCGGTTGCCGCGCACGTCGGTAATGGATTTGATTTGCACGCCTAGATGTCGTCCATGATCTCGGGCTCGTCATCGCCGGCTTCCAGCGCCGCCTTGATACCGCCCAGCAGTTTGACCTGCTCATCAGAGTTCTTGGCCATTTTCTTGTTGTGCCCTTCGTCGCCGATGTCGTACTTGCTGCGGATCAGGGCACTGGCGGCACCGGAACTGCCGATCGTGAGGGCCTCGCCGGCTGATTTGGCGAGCGTGGAACCAGCCGTCGCTTTCGCGGCTGGCGTGGCGGCTGCGAGAGCGCCCTTGGTGACTTCCTTGCGAGCCTCCTCGATCTTCTTTTTCGAGGCGGCGAAAGCGGCGTCGATGCCTTCGGAAGACCAGGGCTTGGCCCATTCCTTTTGCAGGTCTTCGAATTGCTTGTCGGCT